CATTTTTGTATATCAACATCCTCCACAGACTTGAACTCACAGTCTAGACTGTTAAGGGTTTCAAACACATCGTTAAAGAAAACAAGATCGTCTTTCATAGGTAATCCTCAAACTCTAGCCTTCCTGTCTCTCCATCGTTTCTTTTTTCTAACATACGTTCATATTCGGCTTTATAGTGTTTAGCGACTTCTTTCTCGTTTTTCTTAAAAAGTTTAGCAAGTCCTATGTCTTCTCGTTTCTCTCTGAGAATATCTATCATTCCTTGACCAACTTTGTTAACAGCCCACAACCTAAAGTCATCAGGGTTGCTGCCTAGTTTTTGGTGACAGCCCCAGCACATAGCAAATGCATTATCCTTAGCCCATCTCAGGGCGTTAGCTCTCCTGCCAAAATAGTGTGAGCACTGGAGTCCCTGAGAGCCTTCTTCATGAACGGACCCGCAAACCTCACAGGTCCATGCCGTTCTTTCCCTAATGCATCTAGAGAACCATTTGTCAGAGGCCTTTATCTTAACCTTCACCGTAGATTCATCTCTGCTCTGTTGGTGGCTTGCTTAGTTCTCCAAGATTCAAACTTCATCTCAATAACCTTGATTTTAAATCGCAATGACATAGATTTCTCTACAGCAGCCTTTAGGCCTTTGAGAAACTCAATGTACTCAGGGTCAGCATACGCTTCTCTCTCCTGTTTAGCTACAGCTAGACTAGGAGTGTTAGCCTCGGCTTTAGCCATAAGCATAGCCTTCAGAGACTTCCTGTACTCCATTAAATAGACTTTCTCAGCTTCAGCTTGAGCGAATTGAATTGTCGTTTCTTCTAGCTCTTTGAATGTTTCGTTTGGCATAAGTATCCTCAACGTAAAATTTAACCCAAGAACGAATCTTGGCTGGCACTTTCTCCAAAGCCTCAACTCGTTCTTTTCTGGTCTTTAAACTACAAATATGTGCAGCGTAAAATCTAGGTCTTCCAGATTGCAAAACCATTCTCCACAGGGCTACTGTAAGGCCTGTAAGTAACGTCTTCTCTCTGGCAATGAGCATAGATAGCGTGGTATGCACTTCTCATAGCGTGGTGTGAGTCGAATAGCAAACAGTCTTTCCCGCCTTTTTTTAAGGCCATAAACTCTTTGACGTACTTGCTAGTTTTTTTTCTTCCCTTGTTAGAGATAGGTTTTGTAATAACTTCAACTCTCAAAATGGTATGTCCTCTTCTATGCTGTCTAAGTCAATCTTGGCAGCTTTTGGTGGCGGGTTGTTAGCTGGTTTCTTTTCCTGAGCCTGCCAGCCGCTAATAAACACTCCATTAGAGCCTTCTCTCAAGGCAGCTTTTAAGCTAAAAGTCTGTCCGTCAATATCTACTTTTCCAAAGTAAGCGTTATCGTCATACTTGGAATCATTTAGGCTGAAAGCAAAAGAAAGGTCATCTGCCATAACCTGAAGCCATTTTCGACTACCATCTCTAGTGCTCTTTTCAACTCCAGAAATGTAGACATCTTTGCCGTTCACCTCCATTTTGCCTTTAAACCCTTTACAGGGATTTAGGCTGAAAGTTTTTTCAGTTTCGTAACTCATCGAGTTTCTCCGTTTCAGTTGTAATAGTTTCGGCTGCGGCTACCAATAAGGGCCACGCCTTATCTAGCAGCGCCTGATCCTTCTTGATCTCAAGTAGCACAGGAGGCAGCGTAGGGTAATAGGACATCCAGTAATAGCTCTCAATGCCTAACAGGTGCATTGTTAGCTGTACTTGCTGAACGTATATTGCGGGTAGTTTTCCTGATCTCAGGTATCCAACATGGGTAGCTTTAAGAGGAGACTTTATCTCTATACCAGAAGTATCCCCTAGAAGGCCGTCAGGAGAGCACCCTATGTCGTAATCGTCATGGGCTATGAACCCTACCTCTTTAAATTGAACGCCTAAGAGAAGCTCTGCGGTGGCCCTAGCCTGTGGTTCCTTCTCCCTACCGTCTTTCATGGCCTGAGATTCGTAGCCAGCAACCAAAATTCGGTCCAATTTATCGCCTATAATCTGGTTAACAGCCTTATCGGTTACGCTTTTAGTAGGCTTTTCACCCTTAGAGGTAAAGAAACTAGAGGCCTGAGATGCTGTGATAAAGCCTAAGCGACATTCTAACCACTCAGGAGTTCCTTGCACACAGTCAAATATTCTCATGCAGCCTTCCTTTTCTTGTAGTCTTTCAGGCGCTGCTGAATGACCGCTACGTCTTTATCTGTAGCATCCTCCCAACTTTCAATACCTACAGCGTTAAATATTAGCTGCTCCTCTACGCCAGCTTTCTTGCACTCAGCCTTAATCTTAGAGGTATCTACCTTAGCGTTAGTCGCATAGTGTGCGTCATCGTCTGTTGATACCCACTTCTCTTTGTTGTTAGGGTCACCAAAACCAAACATACTAAGCATGAGGTAACGCTTGCAGTAAGTGTAGCAGCTACCAGTTCCCTGCGGATCACGTTTACCTTTATCGACTGTCGTGGTCTGACTGTACTCAGACACAACCGATTCACCTAAAATCACTTTAAAGTGACAGGTCACGCCAGCCTGATCCTCAGAGTTAACGTCTTCAAAATGAAAATGAATATCCTCTTCTTCTAAGGCTGGGGTAATGTGATCTAGCAAAGATTCTAATTTTGTGTACTTGTGGTTGTTAGCAAAGTCATTGCTACCATCTTTTTGTGGGGCGTGGATTTTAGATTTTACTTTAAAAAATCTATTCCAAAATATTCCTTCTTGCATAATCCTCTCCGATTATATTTAAGATTTTAATTCGTCAGAAATATCTTTGATTGCTGAATTCATATTTACCAAACTTAAACTTTCAGGTAATTCTTTTGCTGGGGCATCAGGAATTTGCTCAGAGGCTTTTTTAAAATCAACCTCTCCGTCTTTTGTATTGTTGACAACAGCACTAACCACTTCCCAGAGATACAGCAAATGTTCGTCAGATAACTGCGCCTCTATAGAAAGTATATTATCGTCATTGCTTGCTTGCATTCTTTGTCTAATTAAATTGATGTCTCTACTCATAATTTTCTCCTAAAAAACCGAGTCTATCAAAGCTGTTGGTAAAATGCAAATCAAGTGTAAATTATAAAAAAGTGTTGCAATCAATTTTTTACAGGAGTAAATTCGGTAGTCCGGTAGGTAGAGGGTTGGTCCGTGAAAGCGTCACCCGCCTCTTAAAATCTGAGGGTTCTCTGGAAATCCTGCCGTTAGAGCGCGATGAGTGGTCAGCTTTGCTGGCGGGTAAAAGCGCACAGAGGCGGTGCTACAACCGTAATTTTACCAGCTTGTAGCCTGTAGTGGCGTACAAGACCTCCCATGCGATGGTGAAAGCGTGGGCATGATAACACTGCCTTGCCGCACCAGCGGTAGGGTGAGTGTTGCCTCCAAAAGCTCAGGCTCTGCATAGGCATAAAAAAAATCACATACTACATATAGTATCTAACAAGCCGAGCCCTTTTCAATTAGACACAACATATAGTGGTAGGTTACGGTATGTGACAAGTCAGTTAAATAAGTGTTTGCAAATAGATAAAACTTTGCTATACTCATTATATCAATTAAATAAACCGGAGATAAAAAATGACATTACAACAACAGATTGACCAGTTAGCAAAAATCAAAGCAAGAATGGACCTTGATAAGAAAGCCCATGCTGAGTTGCTTAACAGCATCAAAGCAAACGGTGCTGGCACTTATGAAGGCACTGAGTTTGATCTAACTATCTCGGTTTCAGAGCGTAAAAATCTAGACATGAAAGCTGTCAGAGAAAAACTTAGCCGACAGTTTATTGTTGCAAACACTAAAGTTTCAGAAATCGTTAGCCATTCTTGGAGGGCCAAGTAATGGTCATCATTCAATCTAACAATTTCTATCAGCATAAGGATGTGCTGATGTCGCAAAAGTGCGGTGATACTTTCAGCATAGACATTAATTTAAAGAACGGACAACGATTTTATAATGTTTTGTTCGGTAGAAAGTGGGTCACATTTAAAGCAATTTATGGGCATGAAAAAATAAAAATTCATGTAAAAAATGCCAGAGAAGTATTGAAGACATATTATTGGAAACAGGCGCGAAACAAAGTTTGGAATGAGAAGTGTGTTGGGCGCAGAAAGTCTTTACCTAAAAATTGGGAGGCTGACTACTAATGCAGATTGACACAGACATTCCTATACCGTCAAAAAGATTTAGGAGAGCAAGTAAATATGCTTGGGCAGAAGCTATGGAAGTTGGGCATAGCGTTAGGTTTACAGACGTAGATCAAGCTCACAAAGTGTATATGGCATTGCGAAAAAGATGGGAGGGTGAGCGCGAATGGATATTGCGTTCACAAGAAGATGGTGCAATTAGAATTTGGAGAAAACTATGAGTGGGTACGCCAGAAAAAGACATAACGGTAAACCAATGAGAAGGTTATCTCTCGTTAAGCAGATCAATCAGATCATTCCAGAGGCAGAAGCAGCCTTTAGAGAAGATTTTGATGGACAAGACACTGGTATTTGGTTGCGCGGTAGCGAAAGTACGCACACTGATAAGAAAGGTAATGTTCAGAGAATTTTTGATTACTGGGCGATGGAAGAAAAAATGCAGTATCACCCAAAGCTAGTAAAAATATTAGACAGAGCAGATTGGTGGGCAGAGCCGCATGATGCGGGTACTTTAATGCTCTGGCCTAGCAGATAAGAAGACATAAAGCAAGAACATATAAGAACATATAAGAACCTGTAAGACCTATAAGACCTGTAAAGACACATAAGGAGAAGGTAATGGACATTCATAAAATAACCCTGTCATCAAGGGAGCTGCAAGTAATCTACATTGCGCTATCTAAGGTATGGTGGTCAGGTCAAGATGCCGAAGCAGATATATCTGTTAGGACCAAGCTAGAAAAAAGTGCGCTAAATAAAACTGGCAGAAGTGTGCATGATTTTTTAGTAGAACATGAAGCAATTAATGACACTGATAAACCGGATGTAAGGACTAAAGCTCAGAAAGCTGCAAGCCTAAAGCGCGAACATAAAAGGCAGATAGCAGAGCTGAAGGCTTCATAGAAGACCACAGGAAATGTCATTCCTGTTCTCCACGTTTGGCCTGAGCGTGGGTCTAAAAATCAGGCTGGTTTATAAGATTGGACCGCAAATTTGGTTGTTTGAGCGGTCCTCGTCCCAGCAAGCGGTGGGCGAATTCAGCAAAACACTTGCAGTTGGTGATCGAGTCAAACGGTTTTTTAGGTCTGTAAGACAGCCTTTTTGACTTCCAGCTCGATGCGCCAGCCGATTAAGCCACGCTAAGGTTAGTCGTACCTAAATTGGAAGCGTGTTCCGGTTTAGGTACGCACCCAAATTATTGATATATAAGGGATTATATTGTTAACAAAGTGTTTGCAAATAGGGATTAGATATGGTCTAATAACCATATTGATTAACGAAACGGAGAAAAAAATGACAACTTACGCAATTAACCTTGAAACAGCATCATTTGAAGCTTACAAAGAAATTAACAAATTAGACAAGTCTTTTGTTGGAACTGAAAACTACTTAGGTTTAGCGTATTTCTGGGACCATGAGATCAAACATTACATGAGAGATGCCACTATAGCCAAAAGAAAGAAGATACATGAGTTGTTACTAAAGGCTGAAGAAAAACCAGTTAAAGATGTTGAGTTTCCAGAGTCAAAATATTTCGAGACTAATGATAAGTTTATAGAAATTGTTGAAAAAGTATTAAAAGTAAAAGTTTATTCTTAATTTAAAACACACAACCGGAGAAAAAAATGACAAACACTCAAAGAGAAATAACCAAATTAAAAAAAGAAAACGAAAGGTTGCAAAAGCAAATAAAACTTTTAGCGATTGGCTTAGATGTTGTTTTTTGTGCTAATGCAGGCATTGGCGAAGGAGATCACGAAGCGTGGGAATGCGAGATGAGAGAGCATGAAGGCAATCCAACTACTACTGCATCAGACGTTTGGAACCAATTAAAAAACCTTTAACCGGAGATAAAAAATGACAATAGTAAAATTTATGGAAGCAGAAAAAGAGTGGAGCAAAAGGCAAGACCTTTTCTTTGCAAAGTGCGCTGAATGGGTAGTTAACCATCATGGCGAAAACGTAGTTGATTGGGGCATAGTCCCAGATGAAATAATTGACGAAGGCATAGACATTTATTTTGGCCCAACGTCAGACGCTGACTTTTACTACGAAGCTGTAGAAAAACTTGACGCTGGCGATTATGCACAACTAATCGTCAATGTTGTTAGGAACGATACGCAAAACCTTGATGCAGCTCAGGAGCTAAAGAAGGTTATCAGAGAAGCTTTGGTGAAATGGATTCACGATCACGTTGATTCTCACGTTGAGCAGGAGTGTTACCAGCCGCATTATTATGACCCTGATCTTCAATCAAGGGAGCCATACTAATGGTTGCTGAACTTAGACCACATCAATTAGACGCTGTAGCTGCTCTGAGGGGCAGCCTAGCGTCTGGGAAGCTTAGACCAATATTGGCAGCACCATGTAGTTTCGGAAAGACAGCTATCGCTGCTCATATCCTGATGTCTGCTGCTAAGAAGGGTAAAACAGGTATTTTCTTTGTGGACCGCTTAAAGTTGCTTGCACAGACTGAAGAAACTTTTAAGCGGCTAGGAGCTGACTACACTGTTATTCAAGCAGATAGACCTTTTGATCCTACCAAGAAAATTCAGATAGCCAGCGTTCAGACTGCTATTAATCGAGAGCTAAGGTTTGATGTTGGTATTGTTGACGAGTGCCACGTTCAGTACAAAGGCCTTCTAGACATTATGCATCGCTGGAATGCAATACCCTTCATTGGCATGAGCGCGACTCCTTACAGCAAAAATCTCGGACTGACATACGATGACTTGATTGTCACCAAAAAGCCTAGAGACTTGATAGAGGAAGGCTGGTTGTGTCCTGTAGAGTATTATGCAGGCAAGAGACTAGACACTAAGGGTATCAAGACTAAGGCTCTATCTACTGGAGGCTCAGACTACGACCCTGAAGAGCTAGGACAGAAGATGCTAGAAGACGATACGCTGGCAGGAGACATCATCGAAAACTACAGGAAGCATTCTAAAGGACTTACAAGGCGTGGAATAGCCTTTGCTCCTAACATTACATACTCAAAAAACCTAGTAGAGAGATTTAATCAGGCAGGAATTTCAGCCTGTCATATTGATGGGTACACGCCTGATGAAGAACGAGAGCTAATCTATCAGGACTTTGAGGATGGAGTTTACAAGGTGTTGTCATGCTCAAAGCTTCTGGCAACTGGCTATGACTCTCCATCTACTGAAATCCTCATAGACTGCTTTCCTACTAAGTCTCTGATTAGTTTTGTGCAGAGAGCTGGGCGCATTATGCGGATACATCCAGATAAAGAGATAGCGACCTATCTAGATCATGCTGGAAATCTGGAGGAGCATGGACAATTCCCAGAAGACGTTATCCCTTCAGAGCTAGATGAAGGTAAGCAAAACTTCAAAGAACGAGAGCAAGTTGAGAAACCAGAAGTTGAACTCAAGATGCAGGAATGCCCTGTGTGCTATAGCCAGTTTCAAGGCAGAACTTGCGGAGCCTGCGGCTATCAGCTACCTCCTAAAGCCGAGATACTCAAGGATGATGGCAAAGAGCTAGTCAAGGTCAACAAGCTAACCAGCAAAGAAGACAAGCAAGTATTTCTTAGCGGCTTGATTAGATTTGGTATGAACAGAGGCTATAAGGAAGGATGGGCGAGCTGGAAGTACAAAGAAAAGTTTGGTGTATGGCCCAGAGGTCTAGACAAGGTAGCCAGCTCAGAAATACCAGTAGAGGTTAGAGGTTACATCCAGCACATGAACATTAAGAACGCAAAGCGGAGAGAGGCTCAAAGATGAAGATCAGAATTACTTTCGATTTAGACGAGTATACGAGAAGAGGCATTGCAAATAACTACAACGATTTTAAAGAAGGCGATAATCCTCCTGCTGACTATAAGACTTGTAAATCATGGATTGAATCTATTAT